TGTCTTTCACAATCCCAGTCGCCTGGCTTCCACCCCGGACCATAACGGAGCATTCATCGAGCGCGTCACTGCGCCGAGATGCTCCTACGGCCCCGTAACCGTGGCCTGATCGACGGTCGGCGTGGCCGGCGCATAGAGGCGCCGCGCGCGGACGGCGTCACGCCGGCCGTAGCGGGCAAGCGCCCGCTGGAATTCCGCGAGGCGCTCCTGGCCCCAGAGGAGATACTCGCGCCAGACGTCGCGGCCGCCGACGTTCACGCGGTTGGTCGAGAAGCTCGCCCACTCGAGGGCGGCGTATGCGGCTGCGCCGCCGGCGATGACGTCCTCGAAGCGCGCGGGCACGGTCGAGCCGCTGCCGTCGATCGTGTGGAGCTTCGTCCAGAAGACGTTCACGCTTTCGGCCGCTGCCGGCATGCGGTCGGTGAGCAGCGTGAGTGTCGAGAGCCAGACCGAGAAGCGGACGTACGAGGGCGGATACTCGCCGGCCGGGTACTCGACGGCCTCAATGGCGACGAGGTCGGTCAGCGCCGCGATCGATAGCTCGCGGCTGCCCGCCGTCGTCGTCAGAGTCGTCTTCGCCTCCAGCGGGACGGCGAGGCTGAACTCGCGCGCAGTGCGTTGAATGTGGCGGTCGAGTTCGCCGTCCGTCCAGCGATAGTTGGCGGAGTCTTCGTCGTGGAGGTCCTTACGCAGGCGCGTGCGAATGTCTGCGATGGTGGTCATGGTTTAACCTCCCTATCCTGAACCCGCGATCGCTCGCGCGGAAATAGAGAAAACTGGGGGACACCCCCAAACCCCCGGCCTGGCGGCGCCGTTGTTGCGGGGACGCCGGGTCTGTGCTGGGCGGGGCGTAGGGGCGCAGCACACGCGACCGCGGTCTGCCCACTTGATTCCGCACGGCGTTTCATGCGGACCCTTGCTCATGCGACATGTGTGCTGCCCCCCTACCTCCCTCTGGGCTTGTGGGACACGCCCCGCACTGCTCGCGCGGGTCACGAAACCAGCTCCAGCAGCCGCGCCTTCTCGGCGGCGGCCGCCGCGTTCAGGTCCGCTTCCGCCTGGCGCTGCGATTGCTCTGTGAGCGCCGCAACCGAGGCCGCAAGGTCGCGGCCGATCGCCATCTCGCGGACGTGGAGCTGGAGCCAAGCGTCTAGCGTGAGGCTGCTCTGGTTCCGGGCGTTGTACTCGGCGACGATGATGGCGAGGCGGCGCTCGCATTCGGCGCTAAGGTCGATCGTGTGGTTTGCCATCGTTCATCCTTTCGTGGATCGCCCGGTGTACCCCCAGGCCGCCACAGCCCGGGCGGGGCTCCTCGCAGCTATAGCCGCGCAAGAAACGGCACTACGCCGGCAGCTGTCCCCTGCGGGAAGGAAGATTATGCCGGTGCCGCAGCATTCATCGCATAGCCGATAGCCGTCCACTTCCACCCTTCTCATTTCTCATTTCCCTCTCATTTCGCTCGTCATGCCGCCGCAATCGTAGTGACCGTGCCGCTGCTGCCACGCCACTTCAGCGCGCCCGCCTCGGCGTAGAGCACGCCCCCGCCGCTCGGGTTCGAGTTCGGCGCCGTGGCCGCGTTGGCGATGCCCAGCACCCTGCTGCCGCCGCCCATGCTCGGCGTGGTCCCAAACAGGTACAAGGATGGCTGGTGGATGCTTGGGTCCTGTGTCGTGCCCAGCACCCGCACGCCGCGATTTGTTCCCGCCCCGCTCTGCGCCTCTACATCGATGCCGATGGCCTCGCTGACGAAGCCTCCTCCCTGATTGCGCACCCGTAGCCCTCGGTGCGTCGTGATTAAGCTCGAAGCGTCCCCCGTCGGCGTGGTCGCGTCGAAGTCCGCCGTATCCGTAGCTGTGATCGCGACACCGCCGGACCCGGCGACAACTCCGCCCCGCACGCCGGCCAGTGTTGTCAGCACCCCGGTCCCGATCGCGTCTTGCAACGTCGCCACGCTCGCCAGCCCGTAGAAATTCGTGAGGTTGTACCCCGCGAGGTCATAAGTGCCCACGAAGGCGAAGCCGTGACGCGTGTTGCCGGCCGCCGCCTGGACGCCCGTCAGATCGATCTGGAGAACCGTCGATGTGCCTGTGCCGAGGTTCGGCCACACGGAAAGTTGTGCGCGTGGTGACGAGCTTGACGTTGGCGGGGCGTTCCCCACGCCCAGCCGGCCGTCGATCCGGGTATCGCCCGTCAACTGGATGTGCGGCGTCGCCGTCTGCAACAAGCCTCGTAGGACGGCTTGGACCGTCAACCGGATCTTGTCCTCGTTCGGCGCGTTTTCCGTGTCGATCCAGGTGTTGTTGTCCGCGTCCTGGAGGCGAGAGCCCGCCGACACGCCGGAAGGGATCGCCCCGTGTACCGTCACGACCACGCTGTCTTCGGGGTTGTCGTCCGTGAACAGAAGCACGGCGCACTCGCGACCCGGGACTACGGCGGGCGGCGGGATGTTCGTCGCCACGCGAATGTCGTTCAGCCAAACAGATAGCGAGCCGGCCATCTGCACAGTCGCCCTGTGGGCAGCGGGGTTGTAGGCCTTGACTGTCGCGCGTTTGAGGGTGGTCATGTGGTGTCTCTGTCGGGGCGTATGGGGCGAGGCAACCGGATGTCTCGTGCACGGTGCGTCCGCCTGAATCGAACGGCCTGTCCGATAACCGAACTAACGGTTGCCTCGCCCCTACATTTGCCCTCCGCCTACGGCCGTACTCTCGTAGGGCGGCGCCGCGCCAACCGTTCGTCCTGAGCCTGTCGAAGGATGAACAGCGCCAGCATCCATTCCATTCCCATTACGGTCTCACTCCCGTAAGCCTTGCCAGCTTCAGCGCGTTGAACAGCGCCAGCGACGTGTACCACTTGATGCGCGTGCGCGTGGCGTCCTTCGTCTCCAGGCTGCCGACGCGCTCGATCTGGAGCGAGCCCGGCGCCGTCAGGCCGGAGAGCGCGCCCTCGCCCATCTGGAAGGCATACACCGTCGAGCAGTCGGTGCTCGTCCCGACCGTCTGGTTGTCGGCGATGTAGTCGGAGACGCCGATCGGGATGCCGTCGTAGAACTGGAGCATCTGACCGAACTCGTCGCGGTCCGTCTCGAGCAGCGAGCCCGAGTTGCGCGCCAGCTTCGTGACGATGCGGCGCGACCGGCGGCTCATCAGCAGTAGCTCCGGCTTGCCGCCCTTCACCTGGTCGACCAGCTCGTCGAGCTTGTCGAGCGTGAGCGAGCCGCCGTTGACGCCCATCGAGATGCTCTGGGCGGGGTCCGTCAGCTTGTCGAGGCCGTCGAACGCCTTGGCGTTGACCGCGACGTCACCGGTGATGAACGTCTGCTCGAAGAGCTGGCGGACCGCCTTCGCCTTGAGCTGGACGACCGCCGCCTCCAGGTCCTGGAGATTCGAGCGCGTCGCCAGCAAGAAGTTGTCGATGTCCGCGTCGCCGCCCATGATCTTGAGCGTGACGGTGAGCTGCGTGAACGTCGGCGTCGACTCCGTCCAGGTGTCGCCCACGTCGAAGAACGAGGCCGTCGGCGCGGCGTTCTCCCGGTTATACGTGAGACCGTTTCCCACGATCTCGATGAATGGGACGCGCTGGAGCACCGGCGAGTCCTTGATGATGGTCTCGACGACGCCTGTGAGCAAGACGTCATTCGAAAGCTTGGCCGCCTCGGCCAATGTCAGAGCCATTTCTTCCTCCTTTCACCACTTCCACCTTGGCTCCGGTTGGTTGCTGAACGGGGGACGGCAGACGTTTCCACCACAAACCGCCGCCACGAACCACCGGTCTGCCGTCCCTTGCCCTCGGCCTTGTTGGCTTAAGAATAGAACAAATGTTCTCTAAATGGGAAGAGGGAAATGGCACTTTCCGGGGGGCAGATCGCGCTCGCATCCGTCCCACTTGACAGCTTGACCGGCGGCGTTATACTGGTGCCGCGACCGGCTCTATGGGAACCCGAAGGGGGTGAGCGATGGACTCACGAAGATCGCTCGCGCTGGCGGCACTGGCTCTGCTCGCCGTCGTCATCATCCTCCTTCTCGCGTCGGATGATAGAACAGATGTTCTCAGAAAGCAAGATCGAGCTGGCACACGACGGGCGCCACCTCCCGCCGATCGGAGATCCAGCTCCAAGGCGTGTGCCG